CTGGACAAATTTTTAATGATACAATATATGAAGAGGATGTTTCATGATCACTAATTCTGGAAAAAATTTATTGGCTAAATACTTGATTGGCCAGGCCCCTTCGTATGCCTCTCACATTGCCCTTGGTTGCGGACCTTCGCCTAAAGCAATAGACTATACTTTTACTAATACCGATATCCAAGAAATTTTGGATAAGAAAAACTTAGATTTTGAAATGTTTCGTGTCCCCATAACTTCTAGAGGATATGTTAACGAAAATGGCGTTTCTAAAATTGTATTAACTGCAGAATTACCAACCGTAGAGAGATATGAAATTACAGAAATTGGGATATACTCTTCAGGATCTAACCCAGCTGCAGGAGCTTATGATAGCAAGCCAGTTTATTCTTTTACAAGAACAGAAAACTGGGAGTATCACACTGCAGATGCTGCAATTACCATTCCAACCATTATTCAGCCACTTGGAACAGAAGCTGATCCAGATGAAATTGATCAGCCATCTCCAGTTTTTCAAACCAACGCAGACAATAAAACATTGTTAGAAGAATCTAGAATTGCAAGATATGAATCTTGTCGCTATCTGAATAATATTATCTTAATGGCAGGTGGAGAATCCACTATATCAACTGTAGATGGCAAAATGATTCCCGCCTCAGGTTCTAATCACATACACCTAACGGGAGCAAACCTTGATTTTAATAAAAACGCAGCGTCTGATGAATTACGATTTGCTTTTTCTGTAGTCAATAAAGATGCTTACGATTCTTTAGAGCCAAGCAGAGTAAAGGTTTTAATTGAATTTGCTTCTTCTGATAGCGAAACTTCAACAAACTATGCTCAGTTGCAGGTAGACCTAGAAAATGGAACTGGTACTGGTCAGCACGACTTTGAAAATAATAGATACGTTGTACAAACAACAGCTCTAAAAGATTTGGTTAAAAGCCCAGGATTTACTTGGAACTCTGTAAATGTCGTAAAGATCTGGGCATCTGTTTTAGATTCTGGTGGAAACCCAACAGATAATTATTATGTTGCTTTAGATGCATTAAGGCTAGAAAATATTACCTCGACCAATCCACTCTATGGCTTGACAGGGTATTCTGTTGTAAGGTCACAAGATGCTTTGCCAATTGTTAAGATTGCTAATACTGCAAACTTAGTAGAATTTCGTTTTGCACTAGATGTTGATCTGGGGATAGACAGTGTCAGTTAAACAAGTAATTATTGAAACCCAAGATCTTCCACCACTTTCTCCAGATGGAGAATATCTTTTAAGATATCGAATTATTTCGGAAGATAAAAACAGAACCTCTCATTGGTCTCCAGTATATAGAATTGATGCTAAGCCGTTTATTGAAGACGTTGATTCAAACATTGAGGTTAGTCCTGCAGGCATTCTTATAACTTGGGGACAGCAGAATAACGCACCATTGTATGATATTTTTATTAGTTTTAAGATTAGTGGTACTTGGCAACCATACTACTATCATGCATCCTCTAACCTACCTTATTACAGCTTTGAGCAGCCAATACGTCCAACAGCAATAGGATATGGGGCCACAGACGTAAGGGCTATAATTCAATTGGCTGGAATAGAAAAAGCTAGAAATGAAACTCTTACAATTTCTACTGCAGCGGAAAAATCTTTAACGCCAACTATTAGTGGTGGTAGTGCATGAGCTATATAATACAGCTTAGAACTGATACTTCTGTTAACTGGACTAGTGCTAACCCAGTTCTTTCTGCTGGAGAGGCTGGATTTGAAAGTGATACTGGAACATTAAAAATTGGTAATGGAACTTCTAACTGGACAGGATTGCCAGAAATTGTTGGTGGCTCATCATCCTTTAATCCACCAGGAGTTATATCTCAATTTGCTGGATCAACGGCCCCTGCTGGATACCTACTGTGTGACGGAGCAGCAGTATCACGTACAACATATAGTTCTTTATTTGCTACCATTGGAACAACTTATGGTGTTGGAAATAATACTACAACCTTTAATTTGCCAAACTTACAAAACAGAATTCCAGTTGGAAAAGGACCAGATGCTGAATTTGATACTCTTGGGGAGACTGGTGGAGCAAAGGCTGTTTCTCTTGCAGCTACAAACATACCAGCCCATAGTCATACAGGGACTACAGATGCAGAAACGCAAGAGCATACCCATGGTTTTGGAACTAGCTCAGATCAAGGAATTTTAAATATTCATGGTGCTGGTTCTGCAAGCGTTATTGCGGGTGGACAGGGTTCTGGAGCTGGGTCTGGAGCTCGAACTTCTTATAGATCTGGTGGCACAAACATTGCTGGAGCAACATCTTATGATGCTTGGGTACATACTCACTCTCACTCTGGAACTACTGGTGGTAGAAGTGCAACCCACAATCACACGTTTACCACAAGCTCCGTAGGTGGAGATGGTACTGGAGGAGTAGTTGCAGTAAATAACCTACAGCCATACATTGTGGTAAACTATATAATTAAAACATAAGGGAAAAATGATTAAATATTTATTAGGCATGAAATGCACCAATAACGAATGCTCCATATTTGAGCAAACAATGTCTTTTTGGTTTGATAAACCAAGCACCTCTCACCCCTGCGGAATTTGTGGATATACGATTACCTTTTGCGAAGTTTTAAAAGAACAAGAGTTTTTAGAACCAAACTTAACACTAATTAGCAACCAGGATCAAGAATCATAAAATGACCCAGTTTGAGACGCTAGATTTTTCGACGAATAAGTGGTATAATTAGCTATGGCCAAAATCCCAACACCAGACAGAGGGCAACCACTTGACGTGTCTTACGTATACCAAATTGTAGAGGCAATCAATGATCTTTCCTCTCAGATATCTTCAGCAAGATATAAATACGCATCTATTGACACAATCAATGGAAATGAAAGCACTCTTCTAACAGATACGAAGGTTGTTGCGGGAGAAAAGGTAATTTATCCAACCCTTACTAACGTAACTGCAGAAACTACTCAGTCTTTTTCTTATTCATTTAAAGGTGAATATAAATATCCCCCAATTGTTACAGTCACGCCAGTCTTAATTGAGGGCACATCTTCTGGTCAAGACGTTTCCGTTGTTATTCAAAATGTCACTAACTCATCAGTAAATGGCATTGTAAGGTTTAATACTGGAGGATCTTTGGCCCTCAAAGTGCATATCATTGCTGTAGGTATTCCAGACTAACAATGGCTAAGAAGCATGGCCCTATGCACATGTCGGAGTATAATTCTGCTCCAACAATTTCGGGCAACAAAAAGGTGTGGTTTTTAAATGGAGAGCTTGTAAGGGTTCATCATCTAAATAAGTCAAATGGCATTATGTCTGTTTATAACATTATTAAAGATCAAATAGAAAGCTGCCTAATTTCTGATTTCAAAAAAAATCGAGAAAGAGCTTATACTGTTGGAGAAACAGCTTCTTTGGTTAATCGTCATAAAAAGTATATGCCTAGCTTGATGAAAAGGGGGGTAATTCCATTCCCCACAGGTTCTCAAAAAGGTGGGGGTACAGGTTGGCAAGTAAGATCATACTACTCTGAATCACAGGTAAGAGAAATTCGTGATATACTTGCTACCTACCACATGGGTAGACCAAGATTAGATAAGTTAATAACTAATGATATAACCCCATCACGTCAAGAGTTGACAAGGCGTATGGGAGATGGTATACTGACTTATACGAAAACAGAAGATGGACGATTCATTCCAATTTGGTCTGAATCTATTTAATAGAAAGATACGGGTATGGAAAACGAAAACACTAAAGTCAAGGTAGCACTAGGATATACGCTTAACCTTGGCAACTTCCAGTCGCTAAGAATCGACCTAGAAGTCTCTGACAGTAAGCGTGATGCTGAAACCACAAACGATGCTTTTGAGCGTGTCTATGAGTTTGTAGAGAACAAGCTGGCAGAAAAGGTTAAAGAGGCTTCTGCCGAAATCGAAAGTAGATAATGGCAGACCGCAAAGACCGTATGGCTTTGC